AGGCCGAGACCTACCGGTTCCTGCGGCAGGGTGAGGCGGAACCGTCGCCCCGGTGGGGCGGCGAAAGTCCGCCGAACGCCGACGCCGCCAAATGCCCGCCCGGCACGATCCATCTGCCCGGCTGGGCCGATGGCGAATGGCTGAAGCAGCTGACCGCCGAGCAGCTGGTTACGGTGCGCACGAAACGCGGCTTCGCCCGGCTCGAATGGCAGAAGCTGCGCGAGCGCAACGAGGCGCTCGACACCCGCGTCTACGCCCGCGCCGCCGCCTGGATCGCGGGCGCGGATCGCTGGCCGGAGGCGCGCTGGGCCGAACTCGAAGGGCAGTTCGCCGTGTCCGCCGTGATCGGAACCGACGGTGGATCCGCGAACGCAGCGTCCCGTCCGGCCCGAACCGCACCCCGACGCCGGACCGTGCGCTCCAGCTACATGAGGTGAGTTCATGTCCACGCCTGCGGAACTGCGCGCCCGGCGCGAGGCGCTGGCCGCGCAGCGGTCCTCCGGCGTGGCGCGGGTCAGCTACGACGGCAAGACCGTGGATTACCGCAGCGTGGCCGAGATCGACCGGGCCATCGAGGCGCTCGACCGCGAGATCGCGGCGGCCGAGGGGCGGCGGATCGTGCGGCAGGTCCGGGTGACGACGGCGAAGGGCCTCTGACACGATGGGCCTTCTGGATCTGTTTCGCCGCCGGAACACGGGCGGTCCGTCCGCGATGCGCGCCCGGCTCGAAGGCGCGATGGCCAGGCGCCGGCTGCGGGGCTGGAACCCGCCCCTGGAGAACATCAACGCGCTGGTCGCCTCGGGCGGACCGCGGCTGCTGGCGCGGTCGCGGGAACTCGTCGTCACCAACGGCTACGCCGCCAATGCCTGCGAGGCCTTCGCTGCCAACCTCGTGGGCGACGGCATCAAGCCCTCCTCGCTGATCGAGGATGGGCCGGTCCGCGACCGCGTGCAGCGGCTCTGGCTTGCCTGGACCGACGAGGCCGATGCCGACGGGCTGACCGACTTCTACGGCCTGCAGGCCATGGTGGCGCGGGAGATGTTCGTGGCCGGCGAGTGCTTCGTGCGGCTGCGCCCGCGCCGGGCTGAGGATGGGCTGGTGGTCCCGCTACAGCTGCAGCTCCTGCAGTCGGAAATGCTGCCGTTCGAGAAGACGGAGGCGGCGGCGAACGGAAACCGCATCCGCTGCGGCATCGAGTTCGACGGCATCGGGCGGCGCGTGGCCTATCACTTCCGCCGCCGCCATCCGGGTGACAGCACCGACCAGGGCGGCCCGGTCATGGGCAATGCGATCCCGGAGACGGTGCGCGTGGCGGCCGCGGATGTGCTGCACGTCTATCGCCCGATCGACGCGGGCCAGATCCGGGGCCTGCCGCATATCGCCCCCGCGATGGTGCGGCTCTTTCTGCTCGACCAGTACGACGACGCCGAGCTGGACCGGAAGAAGACCGCGGCGATGTTCGCGGGCTTCATCACCAAGACCGCGCCGGAAGAGCCGCTGATGGGCGAGGCAGAAGCCGATCCCGACGGCGCGGCCATCGCCAGCCTCGAGCCCGGCACCATGCAGGTGCTGCTGCCAGGCGAGGATGTGAAATTCTCGAGCCCGGCGGACGTGGGCGGCGGCTACGAGGCGTTCCAGTACCGGACGCTCTTGTCGATCGCGGCCTCGGTCGGGCTGCCCTATCACCTGGTGACCGGCGATGTGCGGCAGGCGAACTATTCGTCCTTGCGCGCCGAACTGGTCGAGTTCCGCCGCCGGGTCGAACAGCTGCAGCACGGGGTGATCGCGCATCAGCTCTGCCGCCCGGTCTGGGCGCGGTGGCTGGAGACGGCGGTTCTGGCTGATGCGCTGGATCTGCCGGGCTATTCGTCAGCCCCGGGCCGCTACCGGGCGGTGCAGTGGATCCCGCCCCGCTGGGAGTGGGTCGATCCCCTGAAGGATATCCAGGCGCAGGTGCTGGCGATGGAGGCCGGCATCACCTCGCGCCGCAAGGTCGTCGAAGCCACCGGCTATGACGTCGAGGAAGTGGACCGCGAGAACGCGGCCGACGCCGCGCGGGTGGCGGCCCTTGGCCTGCGCTACCGCACCAGCCCGGGCGAGACACAAGGTGCGCGCGCGACCCCTTCAAGGCGGCCGGAGCCCGGCAGCGACACCGAACAGGAGTGATGAGCCATGGCAAGCTGGTATGCGATCCGCGCCCGGGAGCCCGATACAGTGAAGGCCGGCGCGGAAGTGGTGATCTATGACGAGATCGGCGCCCATGGCGTCTCGGCCAAGGGGTTCCTGGCCGAGCTTGGCGCGCTGCCCGAAGGGACGCCGATCGATCTCAGGCTCAACAGCCCGGGCGGGTCGGTCTTCGACGCGGTGGCGATCCACAACGCGATCAGGCGCCACGCAGGCACGGTCACGGTCTGGATCGACGGCATCGCCGCCTCGGCCGCGTCCTACGTGGCGATGGCGGGCGACGAGATCGTCATGCCGGAGAACGCCTTCCTGATGATCCACGACCCCGCGGGCATCGTGATGGGCACGGCCGCCGACATGCGCGCCATGGCCGAGGCGCTGGACAAGGTGGGTGACAGCCTCGCCGCAGGCTATGCCGCGAAATCCGGCCGGCCTGCGGACGAGATCGCCGCCCTGATGGCCGCCGAGACCTGGCTCGACGCGCAGGATGCGCTGGCCCTCGGCTTCGCCGACCGGCTGGCGGAGCCGGTGCGGATCGCGGCGCAGTTCGACATCGGCCGGTTCCGCAACGCGCCACCGGCGCTGGTCGAGGCCGTGGCGGAGGAGGCCGCGGACGTCGAGGATGACGATGCTGACGTCGAAGCTGACGAGGCCCCGGGCGAAGGCGCCGGAGTGTCGGACCTCGATGCCACGGACACGCGCGATCCCGATCCGCCCGCGGATGACGCAGCGTCTCTGGACGCGGCCGGCATCCGCGCGACAGCCATCGCCCATGCCCGCGCCGTGGTCGATCTGTGCCGCCTCGCCGGCCAGCCGCAGATGGCCGGCCGGTTCCTCGAGGAGGACGCCAGCCTCGACGCGGTCCGCGCCGCGCTCCTCGCCGCCAGGGCCGAAGCCGAGCCCGAGATCGCCGCGCACCACGCGCAACCGGGCCGGACCACGACCGCCCGTCCCTGGGGCGAGATCGTCGCCCGCACCTTCCGCCCGAAAGGATGATCCCCAATGACCACGCTCACCGAGACCACCCATCCCGGCGGCTTCCTCGTCTGGGAGGCATCCCGCGACTACACCCGCGAGACCATCACCGTCGCCAGCGGCACGCTCGAGCCCGGCACGGTGCTCGGCCGGATCACCGCGTCGGGCAAATACGCCGCGCACGATCCCGCCGCCGTCGATGGCACCGAGACCGCCGTCGCCGTCATCTGGGGCAAGACCGACGCCACCGGCGGCGACGTGCCCGCCGTCGCGCTGATCCGCGGCCCGGCCATCGTCAACCGTCACGATCTCGTCTTCGCGGGAACCCCCACGGATCCCGAAATCGCCGCGGCCCATGCCGCGCTGCTCGCCGTCGGCATCCTCGTCCGCTGACCCAACCCTGAAGGAGGCACGCACATGGCCACCATGGACATCTTCGAAGGCGATGCCTTCACCATCGTTGAGCTGACCCGGGCGCTGGAGAACATCCCGTTCAAGCCCGCGATCCTGTCGGGCGCGGGCCTCTTCTCGCCCCGCGGCGTGCGGGCGCGCACCGTGGTGATCGAGAGCCGCGACGGCACGCTGTCGCTGATCCCGTTCTCCGAGCGCGGCTCGGCCCATGAGAGCCAGGTGCCCGAGCGCCGCGACATGCGGGCCTTCGTCTGCCGCCAGTTCAAGAAGCAGGACGTGCTCTGGGCCTCGGAGATTCAGGGCATCCGCGATTTCGGGTCGGAAAGCGCCACCCAGCAGGTGCAGAGCGAGGTCGCGCGCAAGCTCGGCCGCCTGCGCACCGATGCCGAGGGGACCTTCGAGTATCATCTCCTGAACGGCCTCCAGGGGGTGGTGAAGGACCCCAAGGACGGCGCGACGGTGATCAACTACTACACCGAGTTCGCGATCACCCCGGCGGCAGAGATCGACTTCGACCTCGACAATGCGACCCCCGCCTCGGGCGCGCTGAGGAAGCGCTGCCAGGCGCTGATCGAGGACGTCGAGGACAGCATGGGCGGGCTCGCGGCCGGGGCCGTGCAGGTCCGCGCCGAATGCGGCTCGGCCTTCTTCGCCGATCTCGTCGCCCACAAGGAGGTGCGCGAGACCTATCTCAACACCGCCGCCGCCGCCGATCTGCGCGGGCGGGTGGCCGACGAGGTCAGCTTCGGCGGCATCACGTTCCGGCGCTACCGCGGCGGCGCGGGCTTCGGCGTGCCGACCGACAAGGCCTATCTCTATCCCGAGGGCGTCGAGGGCCTCTTCGAGATCTACCACGCCCCCGCCGACACCTTCGAGACGGTGAACACGCTGGGCTTGGCCCTCTACGCCCGCACCATCCCCGACCGCGACCGCGACGAATGGGTGCGGCTCGAGATCGAGAGCAATCCCCTGCCGATCTGCACCCGCCCGCAAGTGCTGCGCAGCGCAAGGCGGACGTGATGAGCGCCGTCGCCATCGCCATGGATGCGCTCTTCGCCGATGCCAACATCGGCCGGGACGCGGTCTACATCGCCGACGGCGGCGCTCCCGTGCTGGTGCGCATCGTCGCCCGGCGCGCCGATGCCATCACCGACTTCGGCGATGCCCGGCTCTGGTCGGAAACCACCCGGATCGATCTACGCGTCGCCGAGGTTCCAGCCCCTCGTCCCGGCGACCGGATCGAGATCGAGGGGGACGCGTTCCTCATTCAGGGCGAACCCGTCCGCGACCGCGAGCGGCTGGTCTGGACCGTCGATCTGCGCCCGGCGTGACATTCGATACGGTGGGGATCACCAGTGAAACTGAAGCTCGACATCGCCCCCGACATCGTCGCGATGATGACGGCCGAGGTCGCGGCGGGCGAACGCGCCGTCACCGCCGCCATGCGCGAGGCCGGGACCGGGCTGAAGACCGCCTGGCGCGGGCAGATCACCGGCGCGGGGCTCGGCGCCCGGCTCGCCAACTCGATCCGCAGCCAGAACTTCCCGAGGTCTGGCGAGAGCCTGGACGCCGCCGCGCTGGTCTGGTCCAAGGCGCCGGTCATCATCGGCGCGCATGACACCGGCCCGCTGATCCGCTCAAAAAGCGGCTTCTGGCTGGCGATCCCGACGCCCGCCGCGGGCAAGTCCCTGCGCGGCGGCCGGATCACCCCTGGTGAATGGGAACGCCGCCGCGGTCTGCGCCTGCGTTTCGTCTATCGCCGCACAGGGCCGAGCCTGCTGGTGGCGGAGGGACGACTGAACACGAAGGGCCAGGCGGTTGTGTCGCGCTCCAAGACCGGGCGCGGCAAGATCACCGCGCCGATCTTCCTGCTGGTGCCGCAGGTCAAGCTGCCGAAGCGGCTGGATCTGGCGCGGGACGCTGAGCGGGCGCATGACGCGGTGCCGGGCTTGATCGTGGCGAACTGGGTGGAGGGGCGGCTTTGATGCGAAGCCGCGTGCCTTAGCTATCCTCGGGCGGGCGGGCGATCGCTGCGCCGCGTCGGCGGGCCTCCCGGCGGACGCTGATGACCAGAACCGCGATACAGCCAGCCAGCAGCGCGATCCCTCCGGCGAGCGGCGGCAGCGCGGTTCCGTCGATCAGGGCCGCTGCGATCAAGACCATGGCGAGGATGGCGGCGGTCAACCGCGCGTCGCTCACGAACATGCCGAACAGCTCGGAAAGGACGTCTTTCAGGATGCTCATTGCACCATCTCCGGGATAGGTTGCCGCACCATGCGGGCGGACATCAGGCCCGCCAGCAGGAAGACGGCGGCGAAGACGAAGAGCGCCAGATCCTGTCCCGGCCAGTCCACGCCAAGCCCTTCGCCGGTCCAGAATACGCCGAAGGCCGAAAGCATCACGCCCACCCCGAACTTAAGCGTGTTTTCCGGTACACGCGACAGCGGGCGATGGGCGATGGCGCCGACCACCAGAACCAGCGCGCAGGCCGCCAGCGCGCCGAGGCTTGCAGGCCACAACAGCCCGCGCCCCGCGCTGACCGCGATCACGATGAAGATGACCTCGAGCCCTTCCAGCAGCACGGCCTTGTAGGCGGCGATCCCCGCGATCCAGTCCTGCGAGGTCTGCTGGCGCCTGACGGCCTCGGACAGTTCCGCGGTTTCCTGCGCGAAGATGGCGTTCTCGTCATGGAGCGGGATGACGCCACCGGCCCGGAGTGAAGCCTTGCGCAGCCAGCCGATGCCGAACAGCAGAAGGAGGACGCCGATAACCAGTTGCAGCGCATGCAGCGGCACCTGGTCCAGAAGCGGCCCCAGCACCAGGACCACCGCGCCGAGCGTCGCCAGCGCCGCCCCGGTTCCCAGCACGGCGGGCTTCCAGCCGCGCAGGGTGGCGACGACCAGCACGATGGTGAACGCCTCCACGACCTCGACGAGCGAGGCCAGGAAGGCGGCGCCGATGGCGGGGGTTGCAGTGGACCATTCAAGCATCGCTAACCTCACTTGTTCTCGTCATGCGCGTCGAACACCCGGCGCGCGTAGTCGTCCAGAATGGCGACGCATCCCGCCAGCCGCTCCCCGGCCTCGGCCGCCCGGTCGGCGCCGTAGAAGTCGAGCTTGCGGATCTTCTCGAGCCAGCCCCGAAGCTTCTTCAGGTCGACGTCGTTCTCTTCGAGCTCGGCATAGGTGAAGTGATTGGCCGTCACCTCCTTGGCCACCTCGCGCTCGAAGTCGTCGCACTTGTCGATGAATTCGGCATAGGCGTCGTCGCGCTCGGCCTTGAAGCGGGTCAGGACCTTGGCCTCCTGAGCCGGATCGAGCGCGACGGTCTCGAGGATCACGGCCTCGCCCTTTGCCTCGGCGATGTCGTTCTCCAGCATCTTGAGGCGGCGGACGTGATCGTCGGTCTTGGGCAGAAGGCAGACGCCGTTCTGCAGATAGACTGCGCCCATGCCCTTGAGCTTGCGCCAGAGAGAGACCCGCTTGGCGGCGGGTTCGGGGGGCACCTTATAGGTGAGCAGGAGCCAGGTCATATGTTCCATGGCTCTAGAATAATGTTACGGTCGTTACATGTAAATAAGCGTGTACGTTACCGCTCTGAGGGTCCGGCCGGAAGGCTGGCCGAATGTCTCCGCCTCGCAATGGGCGCCGGCGCTGGTCCTGCGGTAGCGGCCGCGTCGTGATCTGAAGCCTTTCGACCTGTCTCTCGATCCTGAAGGACGACCATGACTCCACGCGAATCCATCCTTACCGCGCTGCACGCGCGGCTTTCTGCGCTGCCTGCCACCGCCCTGCGCGGCGACGTCCTGCCCGAGCGTGTCCCGGTCGACGGCCTGCTGATCCTGCGCGACGGCGAGCCGGGGGAGCCCGAGGTGACGCTGTCGCCGCTGCGCTACCACTACCAGCACCGGGCCGAGATCGAGGCGGTTGTGCAGGGCGCCGACCGTGACACCGCTTTCGACACGCTGACCGCCAGCATCGGCACAGCGCTCGCCACCGACCGCACGCTGGGCGGGCTCTGCGACTGGGTCGAGGCGGAGGCGCCGCGCCCCGTGGACCTGCCGGTCGAGGGCGCGGCCGCCCTGAAGGCCGCCGTGATCCCGGTGGTGCTGCACTATTCCACGGCCGATCCATTGGCCTGACCCCACCGACCACAGGAGTTGAGACATGGCACGAGCCCAGGGGGCGCGGGCGCAGATGGCGCTTGCGTTCGAGACGACCTATGGAACGCCACCCGTGAGCGGCTTCACGAAGATGCCCTTCGCCAGCACCTCGCTCGGCGCGGAGCAGCCGCTGCTGAACTCGGAGCTGCTCGGCTATGGCCGCGATCCGCTGGCGCCGATCAAGGACGCGGTGACGGCCGATGGCGATGTCGTCGTGCCGCTCGACGCCGGGGCCTTCGGGTTCTGGCTGAAGGCGGCCTTCGGTGCGCCGACCACGACAGGGATTGCGCCGGGGCCGTTCACCCACGAGTTCCAGTCGGGCGCCTGGACCCTGCCCAGCATGTCGATCGAGACCGGCATGCCCGAGGTGCCGCGCTTTGCGATGTATTCCGGCTGCGTGCTCGACCAGATCACCTGGCAGATGCAGCGCTCGGGGCTGCTGACCGCGACGGCGCGGCTGGTGGCGCAGGGCGAAACGGTGGGCACGACCACCAGCGCCGGGACACCCGCCGCGCTGGACCTGAAGCGCTTCGGCCATTTCAACGGGGCGATCACCCGCAACGGCACCGCGCTCGGCAATGTGGTCTCGGCCGAGATCACTTATGCCAACAACCTCGACCGGATCGAGACCATCCGCTCGGACGGCCGCATCGACGGCGCGGACCCGTCCATCGCCGCGCTGACCGGCTCCATCGAGGTGCGCTTCGCCGACAGCGCGCTGGTAAGCCAGGCGATCAACGGCGATCCCAGCGAGATCAGTTTCGCCTATGTCCTGCCCTCGGGCGAGAGCTTCACCTTCACCATCCATGCCGTCTACCTGCCGCGCCCGCGCATCGAGATTTCCGGGCCGCAGGGCGTACAGGCCACCTTCGACTGGCAGGCCGCGCGCGACAGCGTGGTCGGCCGGATGTGCACCGCAACCCTCGTGAACAATGTGGAGACGTATTGATGCTGACGCTCGACCTGACCAATGCGCCGCGCTGGCATGAGCTCGCGCCCGGCGTGCGGGTGCAGCTGCGCCCGCTGACCACCGCGCTGATGGTGGCGACCCGCAGCGACCCTGCCGTCGAGACCGTGCCCGACGACGCCTCCGCCGAGGAGCGCGCGGTGGCCTTCGCCAAGGCGCTGGCGCGGCGGGCGGTGCTCGCCTGGGATGGTATCGGCGATGCGGACGGCAACCCCATCGACCCGAGCCCGGAGGCCATCGACGCGCTGCTCGACATCTGGCCGATCTTCGAGGCCTTCCAACTGACCTACGTCTCGAAGGGCCTGCTGCTGGAACAGGAAAAAAACGCCTCCGCGCTCTCGCCGAATGGTCCTTCGGCGGGGGCGATCGATACTGCCAAGCCTGCCCGGAAAGCTGCCCGGACTGCCCGGCGCGGCTGAACCGACCGGAAACTCCGGAGGGTTGGCAGGTCTGGGACCTTGTCGGCCGTCTCGGCGGCCAGTTGCGCGTGCTGCCCGGTGCGGTGATCGGCTGGGACATGTCGGCGGCGCTCGCGCTCGGTGATGCGCTCGGCGTCCCGCCCCTCGCCATGGCCGAACTGCTGCCCGTGATCGAGGCGGTGATGGTCGCCAAACTCAACGAACAGATGGATCGATCCCATGGCTGAGAAGAGGGTCAGCGTCCGCCTCGCGGCCGTGGGCGGACGGCAGGTGCGCGCCGAACTGGAAGGCGTCGGCGAAGCAGGATCGCGCGGTTTCGGGCGGCTCAGCCGGGAGATGGAAGCGGCGAACGCCCGGCTCGCGGCCTTCTCGCGCCGGGTGCGCGTGGCCGCCGCTGCCGCAGTTGCCGCCGCAGCCGCCGCTGGCGTGGCGATGATCCGCTCCGGGCTCCAGACGGTGGATGCGCAGGCCAAGCTCGCGGCCTCCCTCGACACCACCGTCGCCAGCATCCAGGTGCTCGAACGCGCGGGCGATCTGGCGGGCGTGTCGATGGGTCAGGTCGAGCAGGCCACGGTCCAGCTGACCCGACGGCTCAGCCAGGCTGCCTCCGGCACGGGTCCTGCGGTGGAGGCGCTGCGCCGCCTGCGGCTCACGGCCGAGGATCTGCAGCGCCTGCCGCTCGACGCGCGCATCGCCGCGATCCAGCAGGCGCTGGGGCAATACGTGCCGGAGGCCGCGCGCGCGGCCGTGGCCTCCCAGCTCTTCGGCGATCGGGCAGCCTTGGTGTTCACGCGGATCGACACCGCGACGCTGCGCCAGGCGACCGAGGATGTTCTGGCCTTCGGGGTGGTGGTCTCGGACCAGGACGCCCGCCAGATCGAGCGGACGAACGATGCGATTTCACGGCTCGGCCTGATCTGGCGCGGGCTGTCGAACCAGCTGGCGGCCGCCGCCGCACCCGCGCTGGAAGCCGTCGCGAATGCCATCGCCGCCGTGGCCAGCCGCACCGGGCCACTGGGCATCGCCATTCGCGGCCTCTTCGACAACATCGGCCGCCTGACCGCCATCGCCGCCACATTCACCGCCTTCCTGGCCGGGCGCTGGGTGGCGGGCATGGCGGCGGCGGCACTCTCGGTCCGTGGCCTCGCCACGGCGCTGGTCCTCCTGCGCGGCGCGCCGATCTCCATTCCGGCGCAGGCGACCGGATCCAGCATCCAGGCGGCAACGACTGTGACCACGCCAGGGACCGCAGCGCGGTCCGTCGTGGTGCGCTTGCCGTTCTCGCTTATCGTGTCTCGGCCGAGACGGCCGACGTGCCGATCTACGAGGCACTTTGTGCATCTTGGTATTTGCTCGATGAGGATGAATGGCTGCGCATGTCGCACCAGGAAACTCCCATCACGTGAGGCGAAGCGATCGCTGCATTCAGGGACAACGGCGGCATCAAGGTCCACAGGGTCCCTCCTGAACATCGTTCTGAACGACCAGCCGCACATTGTGCGCGACCAGCTCGGCGGCGAGAGCTG